ATGAATACACACCCAGTGATATGTCTTTATCTAAGATAGATTTTCAACCCTGGACTCTATGGTTAGGCAACGCTCGTGTATCTAATAGAATTAACAACTTCCGTCTAGCCCATTTTAAACTTCACCTCAGATTTTTGGTCAATGGTTCTACTTTTCATTACGGGAGTTTTATGGCAAGTTACTTACCGTTAACTATGTCGACCAGTGGTCCGTTTAGTGCACCTGTTACACGTAATAATTGGATAGATGCTATAGCAGAATCACAAAGGATGCATTTACATTTCAACCCGTCTAATAATCAAGGAGGTGAGATGATCTTACCTTTTCTGTATCACAAGGACTATTTGGACCTGACTGAGACTGATTTTGTCAATCTTGGTGTTGTAACTATCAGGCAGCTAACAAGACTTGAACATGCTAATGGTGATATATCACCAGTATCTATATGCGTATACGCATGGGCAGAAGACATGAAACTAGCTGCTCCCACTAAATTTGATGCGCCTTTCCTATCTGCTCAAGGTGATGAATATGGGGATGGTATTGTTTCGAAGCCTGCTAGTGCAATAGCAAAAGCGGCAGGAATGCTATCCAAGGCACCTGTTATTGGGAAATACGCTACGGCCACACAAATAGGTGCTTCACTAATAGCCTCCACAGCCAAACATTTTGGCTTTGGGAACCCGCCCCTACTGGAACCTGATATGCCAATGAGACCTAGTGTCATCGGACAGTTAGCTGTGTCAAATATTGACGACACGGTGACGAAATTAACCGTTGACGCCAAGCAGGAGGTATCTATAGATGGAAACATTGTGGGTGACTGTTCGCATGATCAGTTGGATATTAAGTCAATCGCTGCAATTGAGTCATACTATGATACATTTTTATGGTCTACAGCAGATAATGCAGAGGCACGCTTATATACCGCTGTTGTCCACCCTGGATATACAAGAATCCTGGGACCATATGGTGATACGACTACTGAGCATCACTTAACCCCTATGGCCACTCTTGATGCGGCTTTCCATTACTGGCGTGGACGAATGCGATTTCGCTTTCAGATTGCCAGTACTCCACTTTTCAGAGGCAAACTCAAAGTGGTT